TACTGTTGTCCCTGCAAATGACGTAAAGTCTTCAGATGCAGCACTTATAGTTTTAAATTCTTTATTCCATCTTACCCATACACGAGCATTGATATCTGTATTAATTGTAGCGTAAGCAGGGACTCTCATAGCCACAATACCAGTTTCATCTGCCTTGACCTGATATGAAGGGTCACCTACAGCAACACGAATAGTTTCTATTGCCATGTTCGGATAAACTTCTTCACCTATCTTCATAAGCAATGGAACTCGTCTAACTACACCATCAATCTCAGGAGCAGTATTAATAACACCAACACCATTTGCACATTCTGCAAGTTTAGGTAATGGTCCGACCATGCCATTCCACTCAAATAGATACGGTAATGGATCACCTATCTTTGCCACACCTCTTGGTACTGGATTAGATGTTCTTTTTTGTGCTGTTCCTGTTTGTGCAATGACTGTGCCATATGATAGTGTTTCACAGAATGTATCATCACTACCAAATCTATCCTCCTCACTAAACAATATAGGCATCACAATAATACCTGTTTCAGCATTTCTTAATTGAAGTATGAGGTTAGCAAGTACATCACGGTCCCACGGCCATTGCCCATGTTCTTCGATTGCTGCTTCATCGATAGTAATTATTGTTACTGATTCAGAAGGAGTCTTTACTTCGTTTTGTAGTACATAATCAAATGATTTGAGTCGTAGTATCTCTTTAGCCCATGGATCTTGAAGACCAATATAAGTTAATACTATAAGGGTAACAAATGCGATGGTCCAATGTGATAGTATTTTCTTCATAAACCTATTTATATTATTCTTGTGTTACTGTAACAGAACAACCAGATGATGTCTGGCAATTATTCGTTAATGTGTAGGATTGATTTGAATTACTATTTTGTGTTAAATCTAAATCTGTTGTATAAGAGCCTGTTAAATCTATTATTGCTGTATGAGTACCATCCCCCTTTTGTACCATAGACTGTTCTCCATTATCAGTTCTAACTATAAAATGTAGTGTCTTATTTCCATTGCCTTTTTGTTTAAAGAAAATGTCATTATTATCACCATTATAAGTATAAATTCTAGCATAATGGTCTGCATTGCCTGTACCCGTTTCTTGAGAACCTTTTAAGTCTGTATTGCCAGCATGAATATCTAAATCAATTGTATGTCCACCGTATTCTGCTGTTGCACTATTCTCACAAGTTGAGTCATTTTCATCAACATATGTTTTGCCTTGACAAAGATTTATAGTATTATTATTACTTGGTATATGAAATCCTACTCTGTTTGTATCTGTGCCTGTTGTATTGTATTGTTCAATCTTTATAGTATTGCTTGAACCATCTAAATCACCACCCCAACCAACACCAGTTCCCCAATATGAAACCCAACTTATCGTGTTGTTATCACCTACTTGATCAAAATCAAGATTATTACTATCGTGTGATACAGACAATTGCACTAAATTATCATCGCCATCTTGTAGAATGTCTAGTGTGAAGCTATTGCTTGTGCCTACTTGAGTAATGTATATTTCATTAGCAGCAAATACAGGTAGGCACAATAGTAATATACTAATTTTGAACAATAGTGATTTCACTCTCTGTTCCTCCTAATTCAAAATCTAATAATTCAAAATCTCCTTGTTGTATATTCATTATGTAACTATTTGCTTGTTCGAGTCTTAACTCTACAACACTTCCACTTGGAGCCTCTCTATGCCAGTACCATTCTGGGTCCTCATCTAATATTGTGATTCCTGTGTCTTTATCTGTACCTAATACTATATCACCCTTTGCTTTTTTCTTATCAAGTTTATCGCCCAATTGTAACGCTAACTGTAAATTCAATTGGTCTAAAATATTACCTAAAAAGTTTTGATCTAAAAAATTTCTATCAAGTTGTTCTAACTTATCTTCATCTTCTAATTCTTTAATATAATCTTCCATAGACTTGTCTAGTTCATCAAACTTTAACAAATCAACATCAAGTGCAGTAGCAGTCTTTTGATATTCAACTTCTTGTTCTGCTTCAGCAATTTCTCTTGGTTGAGATATAATCAATAAATTAGTAATAAAGTTTTCTTCTAAACTTAAAATAACAGGTGGCAACGGCTTACTACTAATTGTATCTACAGTCGTTGCTTGAAAAGCTGTATTCATAATAACCTGACCAGCATCAGACTCAACTGTTATTTCACCAACAAAACAAAAACCGTTTGTATCACATGATGGCAATAAAATAATAGTGGAACTACCAATCTCGTCTACTGTCATTGTAAAGTCTGTACCACGAACACCAATCGTTGCAGTCGGTGTTCTTATCTGTACATTCGTTGGACTTGTTTTTGCAATCTGACCAGATGCATATCGTATTGTACCTAGTGCTGCTTTAAGTGATAATGAACCTGTCTTTGTATTTGGGTCATAAACAAATTCGTCAATAATTAATTTTGAATGTTCAGTTACATCAACTCTCGTATCATCAATAAACCCAATGGCAACTTTACCTTTACCAGTTTTAACAGTATTATATGAAAATATATCTAAATCATCTTTAGCCTTAACATCTTCACCATCGTTTCTTTCAATAACAGCATTACCTGTTTGTAGAATAATATCTCCAATTATGCCAGAAGCGAATGATGAAACTGTTAAGCACCATAATATAATAAAGAGTCGCACACTAATCTCGTTGGATTATATCTACATTAGCTGAAGCACCATTTACTGTTAGGGTTAAGATATCACCACTTCCACCAGTTTGTAATATAACATAATCTCCACTTGCACCATCATGGTGTAATGAAGTTGTACTGGCATTATCTTGGTCAAGGTCAAGAGTATAACCTGAGCCAGCAGCATCTACATGAACTGTACCACTACTTGTTTGTTCTATACTAACATTAGCACTTGCACCATTAACATCTAAGTTGATAGTACCTGTACTTGTTTGGTCAATGTCATATGTACCCCCAGCACCAGCTAAACCAGATGAAGTTTGTCCAAGGATAGTTCCAACTGTATTAAATGTAGCATGACCTGACTGAAGAAGATTAATTGTCTTAACAGCCGATGAAGTACTTCCACTAGAGGTTACTGTTGCTGTACCACCAGCAGTTTGAGTAATATCAATATTTTGTGAATCACCTGTTGTTATATATGTTGCTATGTTGTCATAAGAACCTGATTGGACTACATCTACATCAGCTGTGATACCAGTTTGGGTCATAATTAAAGTATGACCATTAACATCTCCATTATCATCAATATTGATTAGATAATTATTTGTATCACCATCAATAGTTAGTGTCAATACTGCACTTGTACCATCAATTGTGGCTGCAACAACAGTACTATCCGTACCTGAGGCACCAACGATGTCAATATCAGCGTTATCGCCAGATTTTGAAGACGTAAGGCCTATATCTAAATCAATGTCTTGTGAATTACCAGTAAAGGTGATTACAGCATTAACACTATCACATCCTGAAGTAGCATCAGCAGAATCACAATTGAAATCAATGTTATTACTATTACCTGTTGTACTCCACACACCAGTAAAGCTATCGCCATGAATATCAAATGTAATTATATTACTAGCACCCACTTGGTCGATATTAAAGTTAGTTGCTGAACCACTAGCGGTAGATGCAGTTGTGCTATTGCCGATCATATTTCCATCGCCATCTTGTAGTACATCAAATACTAATGAAGCTCCTGCCTGTGTTACATAAATCTTATTTGTTGCCATTACTGACAAACTCATCATTAGCATAACAAAGAAACTGAAAATCTTCAAATTACTCCCCTTGTTTTACTATATTTGGATGTTTCGCCCATTCGTCTAATAGTATACTAGAATCTATTATATTTGTAATTGGAACCTCTTCTTTTGGTAGTTCCCACTCCCATAGCCCTAATTCTTTACCTTCATGTACCATTTGCAAGACTGCATATTCAATCGCAGTACGAATTGCATAATTCACTGGTTCGTTAGTTGCATTACCAGATTCTATCTCTAATGCTCTCGTACCTAAATCTAAAAATTTAAATACATCAGCACCATTACTTGTACTCGCAATTGTTTTTGAGACTTGTACAGTTAGTAAAATCTCTCCTGTTTGTACTCCAACAAGCCTTAATGAAACTGTTACTTGATCTGTTCTATATTCTTCGCCAATACCTAAACCAAAATATCTCATACCAGCGCCACCACTTGTCGTATTCGTGTCATAACCTACAATACCACCTTCTAGTATCAGTCCAGCAAATAACATAGGAGATAATGAATCTACTCCAGTCGCACCATCATATAATTCTCTTGTACTTCTTATTAGTTGTCGTTCTTTGACTACATTATCTAAACTTGCTCTCTCAACAACTGTAAACCAATCACCATTGCTAACTGCCATCAATGCTTGTATAACCCAAACATCAGCTCCCTGTGAAACTGCTGTGGATAATCCAACTTGTTTTCTCTGTCCTGTAACATCAGGAAACTTATAGACAGCAACTGTAATCTTTACTGGATTGCCATCACCATCTGTTGGTACGTTTATCAAATCAGGTATTTCTTGTAATAATACCTTAGTTGGTGTACCTTCTATAAACGGCATATCACCTTGTATTGGTTCAGTCTTTTGATTTATTCCACATGCGCCAACTAAGCACGATAATAAAGCTACTGCTAAATATTCCATATTCATAACTTATTTAAAATTTAAAGTCTCCTACTGGTACAATTAATTGTGTTATACCACCAGAAGCATCAACAATTGTCAATGTAATTGTTTCTGCTGTTTCATCTTTTATCCATGAAACTGTAGAGCCATCAGGTAAAGTTGCTGTACCACTAAGTGGACATTCTAATTCAGTCGTAGTAGTATCTTCGGTACAATTAGTACCAAACATATTATCAACCATTTGTTTGGATAGATTTGCAAAGATACGACTTTCAACATTTGTTACGAACTTAGCAAGAGTAGTATTCTTAGCCGCTCTATCAGCTGCCTTTTCGGCTGCTGTCTTGTCGTCTTTTACTCCCTCTGATCTATTAAATTCTATTTGCGCAATAGACATCACATGAGTAGAATAGCCAACCCCACTAAAAGCAGGACTCTTAAACCCAAAGGTTAACTCACTAGCCTGGATCGATGTGATTAACAGTAGTAGTACTATTCCGACTAGCCGCATTTCTCTCTTGCTCCTGTAATATCATATCAAGCTTAGCATTAAGCCTAATCAAATCATTATCCAACATTCTAACCCTATCAATTAATTTAATCAAAGTTATATGACTATCACCAATAACAGGGTCTACCTTTGTAGACACCCATGTCCATATAAAATATATGAAGTAACCCATAGCAGCTGCAGCGATAATAGGGAAACCATAATCACTAACTAATTGTCCTATAGAATCCATTAGTCTCTCCTAGCATCTGTTTTACCATCAGCTCGTGCTATTCGATCAACATCTGGTCGTATATTGAAAGCTTGACACATTTTTACATCTATTCGTATCAATTCACTATTCATTGTTTTGACTCTATTATCAAGAGCTTGAGCAAACTGTCGTTGAAGCTTTATATCATCTAATACACCATCTAAAATAAAATTTAGTGTTAAGTAAACAAAATATCCAGCTGCACCAGCGCCAACAATTGGGAATCCAACCTCTGTAATTAGATCTAAATATGCTTCCATGTATGTTTACCTGAGTGCCAGTAGTGGTTACTGTACTAGAGTGATGACAGGAATTACCCATATCATCCAGAATGTTATAACTATAAATCCTGCGATTATGTTATTTCGCAGTCTATGAGTCATATTAATCCCTTAAATCCAACCTGTTAATAAATGCCATATTGTACTAGCAGTATTACCTATAAGGTTAACTCCTGCTCTTGGTATAGCTAAAATTTGTTCTGCACAACCTGAAACAAATATTGCTGTAAAAAGAAGGAATAGTATTAAATATAGTTTTTTCATTTATAACTCCTTTTTCTTTTCTTAACAACAGCTTTATGTTCTTTTAAAGCTTTTTTACGAGCTGCTCCTTTCTTTCCTTTATAATGTGTTGGCATTATCCTGTAGGCTCTGCATTAGTAATTTGAGTATTAATATTACCTGTACCTGTAGCATTAAGAGCAACAACTTGAGTTGAAGCTACACCTGCTGTACTAATATTAATAGCCCAAGCATCTAATAATGTCTTAAGATACTTTTGGTCAGCATTCCACTTAAAGCCTTTAGCTTGTTCACCATATAACGTAGCTTGTTTACCTAAAATACTATTAGCATTAGGTGTGGCATTAGTAGTTTGCAGTGTTTGTCCATATTCAGTAACTTTCTTTTGAGTTATTAAAAGTACTTCAGCATTAGTTTTTTCTAATCCAATTGCATATGCAACAGATTGCTGTAAAGCACTTTGCATTGCACCTAAGTAAACAGTTGCAAAATCTCCACCAGTTATTCTACCTAATTGATACTGAGCTTCTAAATGTGTAGTAACGGCTTCCATTAAGTCATCAAAAACTCCACTACCTGTAACTACATTATTCGTAACTGTTAAACTAGCGCCTAGTGTTAATGTTGCATTAGTTAAAGTTGGCATAGTATTATCCTATTGATCCAGTTGCTTTTTGTTTTATTGCTAATTGTTCTCTCTCTTCTTCAGTTAAAGGAGGAAGAACTTCAACATTAAAAGCTTTGATATTAGTAGGTTCCATAAAATCTTGTCCATTACGAGTAACTTTTTTAAATATTTGGCATTCTGCAGCCATAAGATGTTCATAAAGGATATTAGGTATATGCCAACCATCTTCATTATTATAAGGAATATACTTTTTAACTGGTTTACCCCCATTAAGTACTTTATTACCTACAGTAAAAATTTCACCAGCAGAATCTCGTTTAAGAGGATTATTTGATCTTACAATTACACGAATAAGTTTTTTAGCATGTGCATCCCTTAAACCTTCTAATTCAACACCATTAAATTTAAAATCATTAGCAATTACCTCTGCTTCTGTTAAGTGAACACCACCTGAATCAGATGTTTCAAGAGATTCAGTTATTAGAGTACCTTCTTTGGTAGCTTTTAAAGCTTTCTCTAATTTCTCACGTTTACTATTAAAGTGCATTTTTACACCGTGATTACTTAATTCATCACTAATTTGTTTGGATGTCATTTCTTCAATTTGCATAATATCTCCTTTAAAAATCTTCCCCACATACGAAGTATGTGGAGAAGATAAGAAAACTCAAATTAAGCTTTCTTAGTCCAAAGAATACCTAGGCGTTCAGGGCGTAGAGCCATGAAACCATAGTACCATTTGATTGAGTAAAACCCTTTTTCACCGTAAGGGTCATTTACGTCTGCAGTCTCTCTACCTGGCTTCTTGTGAGTAGTAGTAAATTTCAAAGTCTTACCATCAGTTTGGAAACCGATAGTAGTAAATGAACCATCACCTACACAAAGCATTGGGTAAATATCAACAGCTGATGCACCACCACCCTCAGAAGTAAGCATTTCAGGAACTACAACAAAACGGAATTGGTCTACTGAACCAATTTCACCATTTAAAATTGTAGTAGCATCAGCGTACTTTTCTACGCCAATAAAGCCTGTACCAACACCAGAACTACCAATGTCTTGCATCTTACGTACTAAAGGAATTAAATCTGGTCCAATGTACATAACACGTCCACCCATTACAGTTTTAGTATCAGTCATACGAGAGCCTGAAATTATCTTAGTTGTTCTTGGAGTCTTGTTGTTATCCAAGGCAATAGATAAAGTCATTAGGTCATCATAATCAACGGCTGCAGCTACAGTAGCTTTAGTTGTTACTACACCTGGATACTGAACAGTACCATTTGTAGTAGCTTCGTTGATTAGGTCTTTTTGTAATTGTGCTTCAGTCATTTCTGTAGCACCTACCATCATTTCTTCAGTTATATGACCTAGTAACTCAGAATCTGAATCGAAATCCAAAGACTCTTGAGTATACTCAGTGAAGAAACCTTGCTTGATAAGTGAACCAGTTATCTGTGTACGTGTGAAACCGACACGGTTAACTCTTCCACCATTCTCAGTCAATGCTGGTAGACGATCAGTGATTACACCAACATCTTTTGATGAACCATAAAGGTTACCATACATTTGCTTAGTGCTACCACCAGTACCAGCTGCAGTTACAGCATTAGCTGAAGTTGCATAAAAACCAGCATGAGTTGCAGTTGCTGCTGTATGACCAGTACCACCTGTTGCTAGTACACCTGCTGCAGACCAAGCCATAAACTTAGTACTAGTTTGAATTAAACCATCTGCATCAAGACCTTGATCCGTAGTGTTTAAATCATCTAGTAATGGTTGGTATACATCTTGCTTGATTGTCTTACCATGATGTTTAGGCATAGCCCTTACATCTGCTAAAGGCATAAAGTACTGAATGTCACGTACTTTAATGAGCGCTTTTTTAAAGTAAAAGTCAGTGCGCGCTTGAGCACCGATATTGCTGACGCCATTAACGCCTGTTCCGTATTCTAAAGCCATTTTAAGCTCCTATAAACGTTTAAAAGAAAAAGATTACACATCAGCTAATTTCATAAATTCTTCGTCCGTCATACTAAGAAAATTTCGTGGACTAGAGTTAGCTTTACTTGTAGTCTTCTTTGTTGCTGCTGCAGCTTTACGCTTTTGTTGTATCTCAGCAGCATCCTTTGCTTTAGTCTT